GTCACGCGCACAGTGCCGCAGAAGTCGTGACGGGTGCATAAGTGGCGCGAACTGGCCGCCCGTCACAGCCGATCGAGCGCAAGCGCCGACTCGGCAACCCCGGCAAGCGTGCTCTCCCTGAGCCGCTGTATGTCGTACCGCCAGTGGCGATCGAGGTCCTGGTCGAGGGCCCGGTGGTGCAGGGACTGGTCGGCGCCGTGGATCTCTGCAACCGACACGCCGATGGTTCGGCTTGCGCAGCGGCTGTGGGACGACATGGAGCGCCTTCGCGCCGCACTCGATGACGAGTTCAGCGAGCCGGTCTTCCGCGCCTACCGCGACACGGTCAAGGAGCTGAGGGCGTGTCTGTCGATGCTGGGCTTCTCACCCTCCGACCGAAGCCGGCTCGGCGTCGCCGAAGTCAAGTCACGCAGCCGTCTCGAGGAGCTGATGGATCGCCGTGGCCGCCGCGCTACCACACGCGCGTCCCGGCCGCAGCCGTCAGAAGTGGCGATGGCGAGGACGTCCTGATGTTCCTGCGCGAGTACGCCCGCATTACCAAGGACTCGATCGCCGGGCCGACCGGCGACCCGCTCACGCCGCGGCCCTGGCAGGAGCGCTTGGTCCGCGAGACCTTCGCCCGTGACCCCAAGACCGGCCGGCGCCTGCATCGCGTCGCCCTGTGGGGCATGGCGCGGAAGAACGGCAAGACGGGCCTCGTGGCACCGATTGGTCTGCTCGGCCTGTTCATGGATGGCGAGGGCGCAGAGGTCTACTCCTGCGCAGCTGACCGCGACCAGGCGCGCGTCGTCTTCGGCGCCGCGGTGCGAACGGTCGAGCTCGTGCCCGAGCTGGCGTCCAAGCTCAAGATCTACCGCTCGAGTCATGCGATCGAGAACCCGGCCAACGGCTCGGTCTACCGCGCGCTGTCGTCCGAGGCATACACCAAGGAGGGGCTGTCGCCGACGCTCGTCATCGCCGACGAACTGCACGCCTGGCCGACACGCGAGCTGTACGACGTGATGGCCCTGGCGATGGGCGCTCGGCGCGACCCGCTGCTGCTGATCGTGACCACAGCCGGCGTGCGCACCGACTCGACTGGCCAGGACTCGATCGCCTATGGCCTGTGGCAGTACGGCAAGCGCGTCGCCTCGGGCGAGCTCGACGATCCGTCCTTCTACATGGCCTGGTGGGCCGCATCGGACGATGCCCGGATCGACTATGAGGCCGCCTGGCGCGCTGCCAACCCCGGCTACGGCGACATCCTCGGCGCGACCGAACTCGCGACGGCGGCCAAGAAGGCCATCAGCGGCGGCTTCACCGAGAGCGAGTTCCGCATCAAACGCCTCAATCAGTGGGTCAGTGGCTCCCAGGCTGCGCTGCCGTCGGGCACATGGATGGCGCGCAAGGCGAAGACGAACCGGAAGCTCCAGCCCGGGGAACGGGTCGTGCTCTTCCTCGACGGCTCGTATTCGGGCGACTCGACCGGTCTCGTGGCGTGCACGATGGACGGCTTCGTGGACGTCGTCGGAGCGTGGGAAAAGCCGCCTGACGATCCCCACTGGCGGGTGGACATCGGGGCGGTAGAGAAGGCGGTCATCGACGCCTGCGCGCTGTATGACGTGGCTGAGGTCGACTGCGACCCGTTCCGCTGGCAGCGGTCGATGCAGGCCTTGCTCGCCGCGGGCGTGCCGATCCTCGAGTACAACACCGCCTCGCCAGCGCGCATGGTGCCTGCCTGGACGAAGTTCTACGACGCGGTCACCGGGCGCAAGGGCATCAGCCATTCGGGCGACCCGCGCCTTGCGCGCCACATCGAGAACATGGTCCTGAAGGTCGATAACCTCGGGCCGCGGCCGGTGAAAGAGCACAAGGGCTCGCCGCGCAAGATCGACCTCGGCATCTGCGCCGTGTGTGCCTACGACCGCGCGGCGTCACTTGCTGGCGCCCCATCCTCTGAGGCCGAGCCGCTGGTGGCGTGGGGATGACACCGATGCGCCTTGCTTTCGCGCTGCTCGGCCTCGGCGCCGTGGGGATCGCGCTCGTTGCCATCGGCGTCGGGCTGACCTTCGGTGCCGGCATCGGCGTGATCGTTGCCGGCCTCCCGCTTGTCGTCGCCGGGCTGGCCGGGCTGCTGCTCGTCAACGTGGCCGCGAGGGCGCGTCGCTGACCTGTCAACTGAAACCCACCGAAGTCAAAGCGCCCCGCGCGCCACTAAGGGAGCTAGGAAATGCCTAACGAGACCGCGGTCGTCCTCGCATCAGCCAGCCGCAGCGGAACGGTCAACAGTCCCAAGCAGTTCAACGGGAAGGCGGTCGGCGCGATCGTGGTCGTCGACGTCAGCGCCGTCGGTGCGGGCACCAACGAGCAGCAGCTCGTGACGCTTCCGGATGCGACCGGCGGCACGTTCACACTCACCTACTCCGGTCAGACGACATCGGGTATCGCCTTCGATGCCAGCGCGGCGACCGTAGATGCGGCGCTCGAGGCCCTGTCGAACATCGAAGCTGGCGACATTACGGTGACCGGCTCAGCCGGCGGGCCCTGGACGGTTACGTTCGGTGGCACTCTCGGCGCAACGGACGTCGCACTGATGACGGCCAGCGGCGCCAGCCTGACCAAGACCGGTGGCTCCGTCACCGTCTCGACCAACACACCTGGTGTCGCCGCGGTCAACGAACAACAGACTGTCACCCTCAACGGCTCACCCACCGGCGGCACTTTCACCCTGACGTACTCCGCGCAGACCACCAGCGCGATCGCGTACAACGCCAGCGCAGCAGACGTGAAGGCCGCGTTGGAGGCGCTCTCCAACATCGACCCAGACGCGATCACCTGCACTGGCTCTGCGGGCGGTCCGTGGACGATCACCTTCGGCGGCAACCTTGCCGCGACTGACATCGCCCTGCTCACCTCGAGCGCCGCCGGCCTGACGGTCCAGGGCGGGACGGTCACCCCGAGCGTCGATACGGCGGGCGTGGCCGCGGTCAACGAGCAGCAGACCGTGACCATCAACGGCTCGCCGCCATCGGGCAACTTCACGCTGACCTATGCCGGTCAGACCACGGCTAACATCGCCTACAACGCGAGCGCGGCCACGGTCCAGACGGCGCTCGAGGGTCTGGCCAACATCGGTGCCGGACAGGTCAGCGTGGCCGGCTCGGCCGGCGGCCCGTGGACGGTGACGTTTACCGGCACCCTCGCCGGGACCGACGTGGCCCAGATGACGGGCACTGACGTCGACATGCCCGGCGGCTCGGTCAGCGTGACGACCACCGTGCCTGGTGTCGTCGCGGTCAATGAGATCCAGATTGTGACTCTTGCCGTCGCCACTGGTGGAACGTTCACCCTGACCTTCGGCGGCGACACGACCTCGGCGCTGGCCTTCGATGCCAGCTCGGCTACGGTGGACACGGCGCTTGAGGCCCTCACGTCGATTGGCGCGGGCAACATCGCCGTCACCGGCTCGGCCGGTGGTCCGTACACCTGCACGTTCGGTGGGACGTTGGCTGGCACCGACGTGGCGCTGATGACCGCTTCTGCGGCGGGCCTGACCGTCGCGGGCGGTTCCGTCGCCCACGCCGAGACGGTCACGGGCGTGGCAGCGGTCGATGAGGTCCAGCTCGTTACCTTGGCCACAGCTACCGGTGGAACGTTCACGCTGACCTTTGGCGGCCAGACCACCTCGGCCATCGCCTATGACGCCAGCTCAGCCACGGTCGATAGCGCGCTCGAAGCGTTGTCGTCCATCGGCGCTGGAAACATCGCCGCGACAGGTTCAGCGGGCGGCCCATATACCTGCACCTTCGGCGGCACTCTCGCGGGTGCGGATCAGGCGGAGATGACGAGTTCCGCTGCCGGCCTGACCGTTGTCGCCAGCGCGCCGACGATCTCTACCAGCGTGGTCGGCGAGGCGGTGACCTCGGTCATCGCCAAGATCCAGGGACTCGTGCCCGGGACGGCTGATACCTGGTACGACATCCTGACCAGCGCGGCGATCACCGCCACCGGCCAGACGGTGCTCCGGGTATCCCCGGGACTGCCACCGGTGACCACCCTCACGGTGTCCGACCTGTTGCCGCCGATCTGGCGAGTCCAGGTCGCGGGAGGTCTTACCGATGCCGCGACCTACGCCGTCAGCGCGGGCCTGATGGGCTGATGACCCACAACCGGCGCGCGAGGGTACACAGATGACGAGCCTCCTGCAGGCCGTGCTCGGTCCCATGCTGCCCCGGCGCTCCTCGCATCCGGCGCTCAGCTGGGACCAGTTCCTGAGCTACTTCTCATTCGACGGCAGCCAGTACCCGCTCGGCATGTCGCAGACGCTGACGGGTAACCGCGAAGAGATCGACCGCACCTACAGCGGCTACGTCGCCGGCGCGTATCGCGCCAACGCGATCGTGTTCGCGTGCATGCTGGCGCGCTTCAGCCTCTTCTCCGAGGCGCGCTTCCAGTTCCGCCAGCTACGCTCCGGCCGGCCGGGCGACCTG